GCAGCAACCCAGTTCATTGATGGCAGCCATGCGCCGACTTACCTGTGGTTGGCTGCATCGCCACAACTCCTGCAGGTAGTCAACGCGCAGCCGCACTGGTGGTTCATGCAGCTCCAGCAGGTGCAGCAGATCCAAGATCGCTGCATCCTTGCCGCCAGCGCTGCGTAAGTCGTGAATGGTGGGGCGTAGGTTCATAGAATTGTCTTCCCGTACTTGCTAATAATTTCGCAAGAACCATTTAGTTCAACTTCTGTCATAACTTGCTTAAGTGGCAAGTCAATGACACGCTTGGGTATTAAATAAAACGGAGTGCCAGATCCGCCTTGAACTGCTTTGCCATCAAGAATCTTGTATGCTTTGGACCGAAGTTGATCAGGCGTAGCGCAAGACCAATAGCCAACAAATTGGGTTGGCGGAAAAGCATAAACGCATTGCACACCTGTTTTAGAATGTAGCTTTGAGCCCATAATTGAAGACATTTCAACTGCCCAATTAGGAGTTGTACTCATTGATGTTTTAATGTCAGGAGCGCACACAATCTGGCCTTTGCGAGCAAGAACAAAATCGGGCATCCACCTTGTCAGGTTTGGTACTATTTTTATACGGTCCATGTAGATATTTCTTTCTTGTGGCGTCATGCTGGCAATAAGTTCTTCGAGAATACTTGAATCACCATTAAATGGAGTTTCACGCATCATTTGCCTAGAATGTTTGTTCATCAAACCTTGCCCGTATTGCTCAATTTCCCAGCCGGGCTGCATGTGGACCCATTGCTTAAATTCTTGCTCGGCTTTGCTGCCGTAGCTGTTGCGATAATTGAAGTTCATTTGACTGGCTCCAGAATAATAAGATCGCGGTAAAGCTTGAGTAAGCGCCGGTTTTCGCGTGCCCAGGTCACCTGCTGCCCGGTGGCTTGCTGGGTCTGGTAGGTAACAATAATGCGGCGATGAATCCGGTAACCAATCGCCATTGCAGCCGCCGCCATCTCCATGGCGTGGTCAACAACAACTCCACCTTCCTTGTCTTCGGTGGGGCTGATGATGTAGGCGATCTTCCCGCCTGGTGATAGGTGGGTTTTGCAGGCCTTGAGCAGATCGCTCCACGCCTTGTTGAAGTCGGGCAGCGTCATTTCGGCCAACTCACCAGGCTCTGAGCTGTAACGGCCGGCGGCCTGCTTCCAGTAAGGCGGATCCAAAAAGAGCAGATCAGCCTTGGCTGGTGCGTCAGCTGGCCATCCTGTAGTGGCATCGTGCTGGTGAATGTCTAAGTGCGGGCTGTAGTGGTTGCCGCGAATGTCTGACACCCAGCAGCGGCGACCCATGCGGTGAGACACTTCAAGTGTGGTGCCAGACCCAGCGAACAGATCCACCACCACAGACTCGCCAGGCTCGGTGTAAAGCCACAGCAGGTTCTCCATGATCTGCGGCGGGCAGGCGCCGAAGTAGGACTGCTGGCCACCACCTTCGCGATTGTTGCTGGCAAAGCTCCAGACGTCAAAGTGCTGGATACTTCCCCAAGGGTTGGCATCGGTGGCGCTAGGTGGGGAATTTTTGCACGTTTGCGAAAATTCCCCACACCAAGCAGCAGCCGTTTTGTGGTCAACACCGAATGCGGCGCCTAGCTCGCGGTTGCTGCTGAACTCGCAAGACAGCCAACGGCGCCAGGCCATCGCCTTGATCGCTTCGCGCTCTTCCTTGCGAGCATCCTTGGTCCACTTTTGAATTGCGCTGCCGCTTACCCCAAGCAGGTTGGCAATTTCCTGTTCGCGCTCAGCCGGATCAAGGTTCTCAAACGTCTTCCACAGCCGTCCGGCTTCGTGCTTCTTATCAGCAGTGCTCAGCTGCTGGCCGTGGGTTGCGTTGCGGGTGATCGCTTCCCGCATGATCTCAGCGTCGGACAGGTTGCCTAGGTCTTCGACTTGGATCGTCTCGACTTCTTCCCTGACGTGTGCCTGCCAGCGGTGATAGCCGTCAACCAGCACACCATCGCGGGCAATGATGATTGGCGGCAACTTGTCAAGCGCATCGCGGTATCGCTCGATAGCTTCGTCATTGGGCTTGATGCGCGGATACAGCTCTTTGACAAACCGGACAGACTGAATTGAAATGGTCGCCACAGGCGTTGCAGGCGTGATGCTTGCCAACGCTAGCACCGACCGCTAGGCTATGCAAGCTAACCGCTAAAGCCCATGGAGCTTGCTCACCCGCTATCGGTCCAGTTCACCGCTGAGCAGCTCGCGTGGCTTGACAGCCGTTGCGTTGCTGGCCTGTCCCGCTCCGCCACACTCAGGTTAATAGTCGAAGAAGCCATGCGCCTGCACCGCGACGGCATCCTGCCATCCACTAAGCGATGAGCGTATCTGACCTAACCAATGGCAGGTGGCCGGACCTGCTGACGGATCTTGCTGGCCTTACCGGCGATCAGCTCACCGATAAGCACCAGCCGTGCCCGCTATGTGGCGGCAAGGATCGCTATCGCTTTGACGATCAAGACGGCACTGGCTCTTGGTACTGCAATAAATGTGGTGGCAAGGATCAGCAAGGTGGTGGCGGCAGTGGCATGGATATGCTCATGCGTCGCATGAACTGGAGTTATGCCGAAGCCTGCAAGCGGATCGAGCAGCGTCTTGGTGTGATACCAGAGCCTCCAATCGCTGGCGCTGAGAACGTCTGGCACTACACCAGCACCTTTATCGTCACGCGCTTTCCAGGCAAACGCATCCGCCCACTTTGGTGGGATGGCGAGCAGTGGCGGTGGAAGGCACCACCAGCACCACGCCCGCTGTACTGGGCTAGACGCGACCCGACCGCAGCAGTGCTCATATGCGAAGGCGAGAAAGCCACTGATGCAGCGCAACGTCTATTTCCATCTGCTGCTTGCTGCTGCTGGCCATCGGGCTGCAAAGCCATCGACAAAGCCGACTGGTTACCGCTAGCGGGCAGGCGTTGCGTCCTATGGCCTGATGCGGATGCACCTGGCCGAGAAGCAATGGCCAAGCTGGCGCCAAAGCTGCTTAAAGCTGGTGCTGCTCAAGTGCGCATTGTCCAGCCGCCATCCGATGTCGATGAAGGCTGGGATCTAGCAGACGCAACATGGACACCAGCTGAGGCATCCGCCTATCTCAAGGCCAACCGCTCGACACCTATTGAGATGCCCGAGCTGGCGCCGTTGCCTGAACCAGAGCCAACCATTGACCCTGATCCGCTGCCAGCAGTAGGTGAGCACTTCACCTGCCTTGGCTTTGATAACGACTCCTACTACTACCAACCGAACAGCACCGGTCAGGTCACACGCCTATCACGCAGCAGCCACACCGGCACCAACCTCGTAGCTATTGCGCCGCTCTCCTACTGGGAGTCGCTATACCCATCTAAGACTGGTGCCAACTGGACCGCAGCAGCCGGCAGCCTCTTTGCGCAGCAGGCTGTAGCAGGCGTCTACAGTCCTGATCGCATCCGTGGGCGTGGTGCATGGTGGGACAACAAGCGCACCATCCTGCACCTCGGCGACCGGCTCATCGTTGATGGCATCTCGCAGCGCACATCCGATGGCATCAGCGACAGCGCCTACATCTATCAGCGCCTTGCCAGGCTGCATGGCTCCAATGGTGCCAAGCCGCTCACCGACACCGAGGCATACGAGATTGGTGAGTTAGCCGAGCGATTCCACTGGGAGGTGCCTGCATCTGGCTTGCTACTAGCCGGCTGGGTGACGCTGGCCCCGATCTGCGGTGCCCTTGCCTGGCGACCTCATGCATGGTTAACCGCTGGTGCTGGCTCCGGTAAGTCCGCAGTGCTTGAGAAGTATGTCGTCCCATTGCTTGGCGACATGGGCCTCATCGTTAGCGGTAACACCACTGAGCCTGGTATCCGCCAAGAGTTGCGTGCTGATGCGCGGCCAGTGGTTTTTGATGAAGCTGAATCCAATGAACGCTCAGACCAAATGCGGATGCAAGCCATCCTTGGCCTTGCCCGCGTTGCATCCAGTGAATCCAAGGCGCATACCCTTAAAGGCAGTCCAGAAGGTGACAGCCAGCGTTACACCATCCGCTCAATGTTTCTCATGAGCAGTATTGCTACCGCACTCAAGCAAGGTGCCGATAAGTCACGCTTTGCGCAGCTTACATTACGCAACTCAAGCGACATCGCCAAAGATGAGCGCATTGCTCACTGGGAGTCCCTAGAGCGTGATCTTGATCGCTGCATATCAGAATCAACTGGTCAGCGATTACAAGCCCGGACTATTGCGCTCATCCCCATAATCCGCGCCAGCGTGCGTATCTTCACCCGTGCAGCAGCAGAAGCATTTGATAGCCAACGCCTAGGTGATCAATACGGCACTCTTCTAGCCGGCGCATGGTCTTTGCAGTCCAGTGAAGTTGCCACACGCGAGCAGGCATGGAACCTAATTGAGCAGAACAATTGGGAGCCATACAGTCAATCAACTGAGGTGCCAGATGAGAAGCGTTGCCTACAACGCATCCTGCAACATCAGCTTCGCGTTGAAGGTGACAAGACCGTTACACGCACCATCAGCGAGCTTGTGGACCTTGCCTTGCACCACGGCAATGACCTGAACGTGACCGCTGAATTAGCCGAAGCCACCCTTGGCCGCAATGGCATCAAAGCCGAAGCTGGCCTGCTCTACGTCTCCAATACTGCTAACGCCGTGGCATCCATCCTCAGCGACACGCCATGGAGCAATTGCTGGCCGACGGTGCTTGCGCGCCTAGCTGGTGCTGGTCGCCCTGGCGTTACCCGATTCCGTGGGATGTCAGGCACCAGCAGGGCTGTCAGCATTCCAGTAGCCACAATTTGACCGTTACGGTCGCCTTTGCTTGTTACGGTACCTGTTACGGTAAAAACCTTGTCGTGGACTGGGTTGTTACGCTTGTTACGCCTGTTACGGTTGCCCGGTAGAGCCCCCCTTATATAAGAAGCCCTACCTACCTACTGATCTGCCTGTCCTCTTGTATGTATGTCTCTTCTGAAAAAGGCGTAACAACGTAACAAGGGGCTGAGATCCCGTTGCTGGCGGGCGATCTCGGGTGTTACGGTAGGCGTAACGCACCGTAACAGGCGTAACACCCCCATGCAAGAGATCAAAGTCCGTTTTGAGCCCGCTGACCTGACCGCATTGGACCACCAAGCGGCAGCAGCAGGCACCAGCCGCTCAGCGTTCATTCGCAACAAAGCGTTAAGCCTGCCCGTTGCACGGTTGAATACGGTGGAGTACCATGCGCTGGTTGCTGATGCAGTTAGCGCCATGCGCGGTGACTTGCCTCGGTTGCAGGTTGAATATCTCGTTGCTTATGTCATCACCAGACTTGATCAACATTCCCGCCAAGCAGTCGCCGGTCATCAACCGACTACATGACTGCATGACGCAAGCGATGGCATACGCCTGGGCCATCCGCGACAATGCTCAAGATGACGGCGTGCCCATCCCCATGGAACTCGTCGCCAGCTTTCAAGACGATTACAACAACATCATCGCTGCACTCAATGAAGCTCACAACATCGCAAGCTGATCTAGACCATGCACTGCGCACCATTGCACCTGCAGTAGGTGTCCGCAGCTCACACCCGATCCTTGACTGCTGCCTCATTACTGCTGGCGGCGGCAATGTCACCATCACCGGCTACAACCTCGACCTAGGCATCACGGTGACCATCCCAGCCGTGGTCAATACCGCTGGCGCTGTAGCGCTGCCGTATCGGCTTCTAGCTGGCCTTGTAAGCCGTATGGACGATGGCGAAGCTGTAGAGATCACAGATGGCGCTGTAAGCGCTCCTGGGGGTTCGTATGGCCTTGCAGTGTCCGATGCTGCGGATTACCCCGCAATGCCCGTTGTAGAGGCTGCTAGCGCTGATCTCGACATCACCGCTGGCGTACGCGCCTGCTTGGTTGCTGCCAGCACCGATGCTTCCAAGCAGATCCTGCAAGGCATCCACCTTGCAAGCGGCTACATGGAGGCCACAGATGGCCACCGGCTAGTGCGGCTGCCAGTAGCCCTACCTAATGGCATTAACCTCACCCTGCCAGCCAGCACCATGAAGCTGTTGCAGGATCGCACCGTTGGTATTGCTACAGCCGCTGGTCAGGCCGTCATCGATGCAGGTGATGGCATCACCATTTACAGCCGTATCCTCGATGGCACCTATCCCGATGTAGCCAAGCTCATTCCGCCAACCTTTGAGCACACCATCACTCTTGACCGTCATCGCCTCACCCGATGCCTGGAGCGCGTAGCACTCATTGCCGAAGCTCACAACTCAGTTGTCAACCTGCTAATCGGCGACAAAGACACCATGGTTATCACCGCCGACTCCGATGGCAGCAACGGCACCGAAGCCATTAAGTACACCGGCACTACCGGCAAGCTCGCCCTAGCCTTCAACGTGCATTACCTCCTAGATGGCCTCAAAGCCTTTAGGTCTTCAGAAACCATTACACTGTCAGCAAATGGCGCAACTACTCCCGTAGTATTGACGCCAACCAATGCACCAGATCAGACTTACCTGATAATGCCTGTGCAAATTCGCAGTTAACAACAGTGGCGCGTAAGTGCACCGAACACGAAAAAATCCTACGGGTGCATGAGATCTACAGGCTCCTGATTAAAGGGGCCTCTAGGTATCGCGTCGTTCAATATGCTACAAAAAAGTGGCAAGTGTGTGATAAAACCGCTGATACCTACCTTGCAGAAGCACGGCAACTGCTAGCCCGCGACCTAGAGATTGAGCGCCCTAAGTGGTTGGAACAGTCCGTTGCTGAGTTGCAAGATTGGAGATGGCAGGAGCTAAATCCTGAAGATCGCGAGGAAGGCGTCACTACGACCAACCGACTTGCGGCGCTGCAATTTCTAAAGGCTCAGGCTTCGCTACTGCAGTTTGAGATGAAGTGATTAGATTGCGTGCATTGCATCACTAGCTATGGCACGCCGCTACTCCCGCGACAATCGAGGCAGATTTGCAAGCGGCGGCAGCGGCGCTACTGCGAGGGGCGGCAGGCTCAAGACCGCAGCAGGTAATAAGCGCAAGACGCAGACCATGCAAGCAGGTGGCGCCAAGGCAGCGGGCACCATCAAAGGCAAGGTAAAGCGCGACCCTGGCGCTGCTGGGAAGGCTGGGAAGGGCAAGGCATCCGTAGCTACTGCGGCTAAAAAGCGCATTGACGTGACGACGTTCAAAACAAACACAGATCTTGGCCGGCGCGGCGTTGTATCAATGTCGGCCAGAGCCAAAGTCAGAAGGTCGCAAAACGTAAAAAGTTTGGCGACTGAAAAGGGTAAAGAAGTATTAGAGCGAATCCAAGGCGCTGGCTTCAGAAGGGGCAGTCGCGAAACCAAATACAACGCTCCAGGGTCCGTAGGCGCTAAGCGCATTGCTAAGACTGCTGCCACTCAATCAAGGGCCAAAGCATTTGCCCAGCAACAGGTCTACAACAAAGGCGGCGGCGCCTATCGTGGGCAGCGCCCGGAATTTAACTGGAAGCGCTCTCGTGCCACCGTCAAGCCAGCAGCAGCGCCGAAGGCGGCTAAGCCAGCACCGAAAGTTGATACATCCATGAAGGGTGTAGCCGCACGCCGCGCACGCGCTTTGGCGCCACGCACATCCACTTACCTTTCTCAAAAACTCAACACTCAAAGCTCTATCACTAGAAGTGCGGCTAATGCTATTTACAACAAGCAAAGATCTGTTGGCAAGCAACTTGGACTAGATAAAGCAGTTATTCGCAACCCGATTGGGATTATGTCTAAAACTTCTGGAAGCACCCGCAACAGAGCTGAACAATTAAGAGATGCCGCCAGGAAGCGTGTTGTCGGTGGCCGCAGACGCTGACTCTGCTAAGCTCAACCCGTTACGACCTCACAATATGGAAGCCTTTCTTGAAGCCCTAGCCGCCTTGATCGACGAGCACGATGACATTACGGTGATTGATGTTCTAGGTGCATTGCAGCTAACGCAGCAGCGCATCGCATTGGATGCTTTGCTGGGTGATGAGGATGCAGAATGATTACCGCTGTTGGCCGGCTGCTTAAGCCCAAAGGCGATGAGCCGCGCATCCTGCACCGGATTGCCGTAAAGCCTGATGGCACCGCCAAGACGATCATCCGCAAGCCTTTGTGAGCCTCATCACCGGCATCTGCGAAGATACGCCGCTGCTTAGTTTCATGGAGATGCCTACTGCAGCATCCATGGATGAGCTGCTGGTAAGTATCCGCGCAGACCTGCACCCTGGTCAGCTTGCATTTGTCGATGACACCGCAACGCAGATCATTGGCATCTCCGCTGGTTATGGCGCTGGTAAGACTCGGGCATTGTGCGCTAAGGCGGTAATGCTGGCTGCAGCCAATCAAGGCTTTATTGGTGCTGTGATGGAGCCTACGGGCCCATTGATCCGCGACATCTGGCAGAACGACTTTGATGACTTCTTGGAGGCGTATGACATCCCCTATACCTTCAGGGCTAGCCCGCTGCCGGAGTACATGCTGCACCTGCCAGGCGGTGACACCAAGATCCTGTGCCGATCTTTTGAGAACTGGTCACGCATCATTGGCCTCAACCTTGCATGGGTGTTGGCGGATGAGATCGACACCGTGACACCTGCGATCGCCAACAAGGCATTTCCTAAGATCCTTGGTCGCTTGCGGTCTGGCAATGTCAGGCAGTTTGCTGCAGCATCCACACCGGAAGGCTTCCGCTGGATGTGGAACACATTCGGCAGTGATGACGCCCAGCAGCGCACTGATCGCAAATTGATCAAGATGCGTACTGCTGATAACCCGCACCTACCGCCGGACTTCATCGAGCGGCTGCAGGCCAACTACGACCCACAACTGCTACGCGCATACCTCGACGGTGAGTTTGTCAATCTCACCACTGGCCAGGTATATGACCGCTTTGATCGCGCTAAGCATATTGTCACCGACCCGCCAGATATCAGCGAGCAGCCATTGCGCGTTGGCGTTGACTTCAACGTAGGGAATATGTCAGCGGTCATCGGTATCCGCAGCGGCAATGGCCTGGTCATCATTGATGAGATCAGCGGCGCGCATGACACCGATGCATTAGGAGCCGAGATTCGCAGGCGATACCCTGACCATCGCATCTACGGCTACCCCGATGCCAGTGGCGGCAACCGCTCCACTAATGCAGCGCAAACTGACATCCAGATCCTTGGCGCCTATGGCATCAGCAACCAATCACCTAAAGCAAATCCCCCCGTTCGTGATCGCGTTGCTGCTGTGCAGGCTTTGCTGGAGAACGGCAAAGGTCAGGTCAGGCTCACCATTGCAGCCAGTTGTCGCAAGGTGATCGAATGCTTAGAGCTGCAGAGTTACAGCGAAAAAGGCGACCCCGATAAGGATGGCGGCTACGACCACATGAACGATGCATTGGGTTACGTCATTTGGCGTGAGTTCAACCCACTACATGCAGGCGCTGGACGTGGCACTGGAGTAAGGCTATATTGACCAGGCTTACCATTCACTACCCAATGCTGACCGGATCTGAACTGCTAGCTAAAGTCAAGGAACTTGGCGACTGCAATAAAACTGACATCGTTCGCACTTGCGGTTACGTCAAGGATGACAAGGTTTGCTTCACGCAGTTCTATGAGGCATTGCTGGAAGCCAAAGGCATCAGCCTTGCAACTACCGGCAAAAAAGCAGGCCGCAAGCTTAGCTACAAGACCAAGGTGCAATTCAACGGCAACCTAATGGTTGGCAGTGCATACATCACCGAAGCATTTAAGCCCGGTGATGAGTTTGAGATTAAGGTGAGCCGCAACAGCGTTACACTAACAGCAGCTTGACGTAGAACATGTATTCGGGCCTTGGCGCATACGACCGACCTCTAACAGAGCGCAAGGTAACTCGCGTTCAAGACCCGAACACTGCCTGGTACGCGCAAGAGCCGCATTGGATGCTGATTGAAGACTTGCTAGGAGGGACTTATGCCATGCGCAAAAAGCACCGCAGATATTTGTTTCAAGAGCCAAGAGAACAGGATGAAAGCTACGACAACCGACTAGCGCGTAGCGTATGCCCGCCGTACTACCAGCGCCTTGAGCGGTTGCTAGCTGGTATGTTGACGCGCAAGCCAGTGCGGTTGGTTGATACCAGCGACACCATCACCGAGCAGCTATTCGACGTCGATATGAACGGGAACGATCTTAATGTTTGGACATATGAGTCAGCCCGCAAGATGGTCCGTTACGGCCACGTTGGCACTTTGGTGGATGCACCTGCTGATGGCGGTAGACCCTATTGGGTGACATATACGCCACGACAGATCCTCGGATGGCGCACTGAAGCGAAGGAAGGCAAGCAGGAGCTAACCATGCTCAGGTTGCAGGATGTAGCCAGTGTGCCTGATGGTCTGTACGGCGAGAAGCTAGTGCAGCAGGTGCGTGTGCTGACGCCTGGTGAATATGAGATCCACCAGAAAGACGACAAGGGCGACTTCCGCGTCGTAGATGAAGGCCGCACCAGCCTTAGCGAGATCCCGTTCAGCATTGCCTACTCCAACCGCATTGGCTTCATGGAGTCACGGCCACCGCTGGAAGACATCGCAGAGCTGAACCTAAAGACCTACCAGATCCAGTCAGACCTTGACAATATCCTCCATGTCTCAGCGGTGCCCATGTTGGCGCTGTTTGGCTTCCCATCAAGCGCTGAGGAGGTGTCAGCAGGCCCAGGTGAAGCCATTGCATTTCCCGCCGAAGGCCGCGCTGAGTACATCGAACCCGGTGGTACCAGTTTCCAGTACCAGTTCAAGCGGCTAGAAGCATTGGCGCTGCAGATCAATGAGCTAGGGCTATCAGCAGTGCTAGGCCAGAAGCTGACGGCTGAAACTGCCGAAGCCAAGCGCATTAACCGCAGCCAAGGCGACAGCACCATGATGGTGATTGCGCAGAACATGCAAGACATGATCGACAACTGCCTGCAGTTTCATGCGCAGTACCTCGGGCAAAATGAAGCCGCTGGTAGCAGCCGCGTCAACCGTGACTTTATGGGCACCAGGCTCGACCCGCAGGAGATTAACAGCCTGTTGCAGCTTTACACTGCGGGGACCATCACCCAAGAAACCTTGCTACAGCAATTGTCTGATGGCGAGGTGCTAGGTGATGACTTCGACGTTGAGGAAGAACTAGATGCTACAGCAAATGCGGGAATGGATCTACAACTTGCTCGATCATCTGATCAGTTGGTTGATCGACGTAGCAGTGATGATCGAACCGAGCAAACCGAGACACCAGGAGCTTGACTATCACGTCAGCGCATTGCCAGAAGAAATACTAGCGATCGTGCGCGTTAGCTGGTATGTAGACGGCAAGCCTGATGAGGTGGATGAGATGGTGCTGATGGAAGATGGCCAGAACGGTTATGACGCATTTGCTGCGGTGGTAACCAGTGCATTGCAACGCGGCGCTAATGTAAGTATTCGGTCAGGTTATGCCGCTGCAGATTTAGGCATTATCGAATGAGCACACCTGCGTCGCTATACCGCAATGCAATAGACCTGAACCGCTACAGCAACAGCGTGGCTAGGCGTGTAATCAATGCATATAACGACATCATCATTGATAGCGTCAACCAGTTGCGCACCATTGATGACTTAGCCGCACCGGATAAGGCTGCTAGGTTGCGCGGCATCTTGGCGCAGCTAAAGGAGTCGCTAGCGGGATGGGCTGGTGATGCAAGCGAGCTGATGGTGCCAGAGTTGCAAGGGTTGGCAGAGCTGCAATCAGAGTTTGTCACTGAAGAGCTACGCAAGGCGCTGCCGGTTGGCAGCCGTGATGCAGTGCGCACCGTAGAGATCAGCCCGCAGTTTGCGCAGAGCGTAGTCACCACTGACCCGACGCAACTCAACGTGGTAGCGCTTAGCGATGACCTATTTGCTGCTGTTAATGGCGCACCGCAAGCATTCAGCCTTACCGCTGCCAAGGGTGCAACTATCACGCTACCCAATGGCGAGGTGATCACCAAGGCATTTCGTGGCATCGCGGTAGACCAAGCCGAGCAATTTAGCCAAGTGGTACGGCAAGGGTTGCTGACAGGTGAAACCACACCCAGCATCGCCAAGCGGTTGATCGGCAATTTGCAATTTGGCGAGGAAGCAAAGACCGTCCGGCAACTGGTGGCAGCAGGCGGGCAAGCAACTGCGGTAGCTGACAACCAAGTGATAACACTGGTCCGCACCAGCATCAACCAAGTAGCCAATACCGCCAGCCAGCAGGTATATGAAGCCAACCAGGACATCACCAAGAAGTACCGCTACGTCGCTACGCTGGATACCCGCACCAGCGCTATATGTGCTGCATTAGATGGCCGCGAGTTTGAGTACGGCAAAGGACCAATGCCGCCGCAGCATTTCAATTGCCGCTCGACAACAGTGCCAATCATCGACCCAGATATCCTGCCGCCATCAGCCACGGCGACTAGGGCCAGTAAAGATGGGCAGGTGCCAATTAACACCACATACGGCAAATGGCTTAAGGACAAGATGCCAGGTGAAACCAATGCGGATGTGCTGGCGCGGCAGCAGCAGGCATTAGGCAGCAAGGCGCCTTACTTCCGTAAATTGGCGGATAAGTACGGCCCTGATGCTGCCATCGCAAAGCTGGTGCGTGATGATGGCGCAGAGGTAACATTGGATCAGCTCCGCAAACGATATGGACCTGCCTAGCCTTCGGCATTTCACACCTGCTGGCATCAGCTCAGATCCAGTTGAAGCATTAGCAGGTGAGGCGTGGGTGCCGGCGATCTACACCGACAAGGGCTGGGCAACAGCAGATGGCGCTAGCCTGCTACTAGGCATTGAGGAATGGCGTCATGCCACTAAAG